ACCGGCGTGCCGGCATCCCTGCTGACAGGGGAGACGGAAGAAGCCTGCAAGGTTCAGGCCGAAGCGATCCTCAAGTTCAAGGGAACGGCCGCACCCTATCCCGACACCCACGACGGAGGAGAGCATCACGCTCCCGTCGGTGGGTCGACCCGTGACCAGTTCAAAGACTGGTACGAGGCAAACATCAAATAGAAGGAGATTTGAAAATGGCTGACATCAACAGAACCACCAATTCCATGGCGCTGCCTTCCGACATCGCCAGCGAGATCCTGCAGAAGATCAAACAGGACTCCGCCATCATGAGACTGGCTCATCACATCCCTCTGCCCGGCCGTGGCGTGACGATCCCTGTGATCACCAACGACCCCAGCGCCGCGTGGGTCAGCGAGACCGCCGCGAAGCCCGTCAGCAACGCCACCCCGGCGACCAAGCTGATGCAGGCGTTCAAGATCGCCGTCATCGAGACCTTCTCCAAGGAGTTCGTCCGTGACATCCCCGGGCTCTACGATGCTCTCGTGGAGCGTCTGCCGTCCGCTCTGGCCGGCGTGTTCGACAGCACCGTCGTCGGGGCCACCAACGCTCCCTCTGCGAGCAACTTCGACACCTTCGCGAACTGCACGAAGGTGAGCATCCTCAACGCCAACAACGGCACTTATCTCGGCATCGTTACGGCCGACGCCAACATCGCTGCACAGGGTGGCGTCATGGACGGCCTCGCTCTGGGTGCTCAGGGCCGTGGCCTGCTGCTGACCGCCGTCGATGGTGATGGCCGTCCCCTGTTCCTGGCATCCGCGACCGAAGGCGTCGTGGACAGAGTCCTCGGCGTTCCCGTGGCGATCAACAAGAACATCTACAAGGCAGGAACGGCCGGCTCTTCCGGCACGCCCGCTGTGGTCGGCGTCGCCGGCGACTGGAGCAAGGCCTTCTTCGGAACGGTCAACGGCGTGGAGATCTCCGTCTCCGACACCGCGACCCTCACCGTCGGAAGCGGCACCAGCGCCACCCAGATCAACCTGTGGCAGCAGAACATGGTCGCCGTCCGTGCGGAGATCGAGGTCGGCTTCCGCGCTGACACCGACTGCTTCAACCTGCTGACCGGAGCGATCCCGACCACCTGATGAAGCACGTCACAATGATCCATAACGTGACGGGAGTCCGCATGGAAGTCCCGGAGGATCTTGTGGAGAAGTACAAAGCGGCCGGACACGCTCCGGCCGCTGAGGCTCCCAAGAAGAAAACCACGAAGAAAAAGGAGTCCTGATCATGAGCTATGCGACAGTAGAAGACGTTCAGGCGAGGATGACCAGGACGCTCAGCGAAGGAGAAGCGACACAGTGCGAAGTGCTGCTCGAAGATGCAGCAGTCATGATCGACACTGCCGCACCGTGGGCGTCTACGGACGCAGCGAAGATCGTCAGCTGCCGCATGGTCATACGAGTGCTGGACAGCAGCATGGAACTCGGAGTCCCGGTCGGAGCTACGCAGGGCAGCCAGGCGGCTCTCGGATACAGCCAGTCCTGGACGTTCGGCTCCGGAGCAAACGGCGAGCTCTATCTGTCGAAGGCTGAGAAACGACTGCTCGGCCTCGGAGACAAGATCGGAGCTGGCAACCCGCTCGAGAGGGGGTGGCCGCATGCTGAGGGGACGAACTGTAACACTCTATGAGCGCACGCAGACCGGCACGGACAGCTTCAACCGGCCGACCTATACAGAGATACCGGTTGAAGTCGGAAACGTGCTGATCGCGCCCGTGAGCACCGAGGACGTCATCTCTGAGATGAACCTCACCGGCAAGCGGGCCGTGTATCAGCTGGGCATCCCGAAGGGAGACTCACACAACTGGGTGAACGCCCATGTGAGCTTCTTCGGCGAAGACTGGCGTACCATCGGTTATCCGGAGGAAGGCCAGGAGGAGCTGATTCCGCTCAGCTGGAACAGGAAGGTCAAGGTGGAGAGGTTCAATGGCGAAGACTAAGATCGAGCTCATCTCCGCCGGAGTGCGGGCCATGCTCCGCAGTGCAGAGATGCAGAGCCTCCTCGCTGAGCGGGCCTCGGAAATCGCCAGCGCCGCCGGTGACGGATACGAGACCGACATCTATGTCGGACGGAACCGTGCGAACGCCGGCGTCTTTGCCTCGACAGACGAGGCCATGAGGGACAACCTCAAAAACAATTCACTACTTAAGGCGGTGAGATAAGTGATCGAGCTGACAGTTCTGCACTACCTGGAGTCTCAGCTGGACGTCCCCGTGTACATGGAGATGCCGGAGGAGATGCCGGGTAGTTTTGTTCTATTGGAGAAGACCGGCTCAGGCCGGGACAACAGGATCGATAGAGCAACCTTCGCGATCCAGTCTTACTCGCCGTCAATGGCGGGGGCAGCTGAGCTGAACGAGACAGTGAAAGCGGCGATGGACACCATGGCCGACACGGAGAACGTGTTCAGAGCAAGGCTGAACTCCGATTACAACTACACGGACACATCCGTGAAACGGTACCGCTACCAGGCGGTGTACGATCTGACATACTAAGGAGGAAAAACACATGGCACAGACTGTTGCTAACGTCAGCGCCGCGAAGCCTGCTGTCGGCGGTGCTGTTTCCGTGGGCGCTACCACGGCGACTCTCCCGACCTCGACCGGCGGGACGCTGACCGGCTTCACCGCTCTCGGATACATCTCCGAGGACGGCCTGACGAACAACAACACGCCGGAGAACGATGAGATCAAGGCGTGGGGCGGCGATACCGTCCTCAACCTGATGACCGGCAAGACCGACACCTTCACGTTCACCCTGATTGAGGCCCTGAACATCGAAGTGCTGAAGGTCGTTTTCGGCGCGAGCAACGTGACCGGCACGTCCCTGTCCAGTGGCTACACCGTGAACGCCAAGGCTGCCGAGCCTGAAGCGCACGCATGGGTCATCGACATGGTGCTCCGGAACAACGTGGCGAAGCGGGTCGTGATCCCGAACGGGTCGATCTCCGAGATCGGCGAAGTGACCTATGCTGACGGTGAAGCCATCGGCTACGAGATCACCGTGACCGCGTTCCCCAACAGCTCCGGCGTTACTCATTACGAGTACATCAAGGGCTAAGGAGGAGTAAGTCATGACGCTGACCAACGGATTCGAGCTGACGGTCGATGAGAACGCTCTGCACGACTGGGAAGTCGTGGAGACGATCTGCGAGATCGACAACGGGAACTCCACGAAGCTGCCGGCCCTGTTCAACGCCATCCTCGGCGAAGAGCAGAAAAAGGCACTCGTGGCCTACCAGAGAGAGAAGACCGGAGCCTGCACAGTCGAAGACATGAGCGGGTTCCTGGTGGAGATCTTCAACGCCCTCAAGACAGCCGAAAAAAAATAATCGCCCTTGCGGGCATGATCACGACCGACGATGACTCGCTGGTCTGCGACATGGCGGAGACTTACCGCATCTATGACTATCGAGCACTGCCACCCGGAAGGGCCGCAGTGCTCGCTTGCGGTCTGCGGGATGACTCCAGGATCAAGATGAAGCTCCAGGAAATGAGCGTGCCGCTTGACACGCTGTTCCTGGCGGCCATAGCGGACAGGCTGGGACTCCAACTGTGGGCGAACAGTAAAGACGCCAGACACAACAGGAACCGGCCGGAAAGCATCGCGGAGAAGCTACTGCAAGGGCATGAAGAAGACAAGGTAAACGCATATAGATCGGCGGCAGACTTTGACGCCGAATTTTCAAGACTTACCGGAGGTGAGTAAGTGGCTACAGAATTGGCGAAAGCGTATGTGCAGATCGTCCCGTCTGCTCAGGGCATTAAGGGTAAGATCGGCGAGGCGCTTGGAGACGAGCCAGAAAAAGCCGGTAAGGAAGCCGGAGAAAAATCCGGGCATAGTTTCGGAAAAGCAATCAAGACGATCATCATCGCGGCCGGCATTGGGAAGGTCATCAAGTCGGCCATCTCGGAGGGAGCGAACTACGAGCAGCTGGTCGGCGGTATTGAGACCATGTTCGAGGACCTAACGTATGACGTCCAGCAGAATGCGGCAAATGCATACAAGACGGCCGGCCTGAGCGCGAACGAGTACATGGAGACGGTCATGGGCTTCTCCGCTGCATTGAACGCCTCCCTGACGAAGACAGAGGGGCACATCGGAAGAGCGGCAGATCTATCCGACCAGATCATCGTCGACATGGCAGACAACGCGAACAAGATGGGCTCCTCGATGGAGAGCATCCAGAACGCCTACTCTGGATTCGCGAAGCAGAACTACACCATGCTCGACAACCTCAAGCTCGGATACGGCGGCACGAGGGAAGAGATGGTCAGGCTCCTGGAGGACGCCTCGAAGCTCTCCGGCGTCAAGTACGACATCTCGAACTTCTCCGACGTGGCGGAAGCCATCCACGTCATCCAGACGGAGATGGGCATCACCGGCACGACGGCAGAGGAAGCGGCGAGCACGGTATCCGGCTCCCTGGCATCCATGAAGTCCTCGTGGACGAATCTGCTCACAGCCATGACCACAGGAGAGGACATCTCCGGCGTGATCCAGAGCTTCACAGAGTCCGTGCTTGGATTCGCCGGTAATATCGTCCCGATGCTCCAGACGGTCCTGACGAACCTGATCCCGGCGGTTGGAGAGATCCTCACGCAGTTGGCACCGATGCTCGTCACGGACATCCTGCCGGTGCTTCTGAGCACGATGGTGACACTGGCCCAGCAGCTGGCGGGGATGCTTCCGGCAATCATCCCGATCGTCGTGCAGACGGCGGTCGACCTGGTCAACGCTCTGGCAGCCGCCCTGCCGGAGATCCTGCCAGCGGTGATTCCACCCATCATCCAAGGCATCGTAGACATCGGCATCGCGCTGATCAAGAATCTTCCACTTTTGCTGTCGGCGATCTGGGAGTGCATAAAGGTGATAGCGGTAACGCTGTACGAACTTCTCAGTGGCCTGTGGAAGGACACGATCTGGCCGTGGCTGAGCGGGACATTTTCGTCCATCGGTCAGTGGTTCAGCGGCATCTGGTCAAGCATCGGCCAGTGGTTCAGCAACATCATTCAAAAGGTCGTTGGCTTTTTCACGAACATCTGGGTCAAGTACAACGAGATCCGCTCGAACGTGCTGAACGCGGTCGGACAGTTCTTCTCGAACATCTGGCAGTCCATCTCCCAGTGGTTCACGAAGATCATCCAGAAGGTGGTCACATTTGTAACGAGCATCCCGCAGAAGATCCGCGAAGGATTTGCCAAGGTCACGCAGGCCGGCTTGGATCTGGTCAAGGGCCTGTGGAACGGTATCTCCAACGCTACGCAGTGGGTGCTCGATAAGATAAAGGGCTTCGGAAAGTCCATTCTGAACGGCATCAAGAAGATCTTCGGCATCGGTTCTCCTTCCAAGGAGATGGCCTACTTCGGAGAGATGCTGGACGCCGGCCTTGCCAAAGGTATCGAGGGGAACACGAGGCCCATCACCAACGCCATTGATGACATCACATCAATGACCACGCGGGGCTTCAGCTCCGAGCTGGGCGTGCACAGCGACTTCCTGGTGGGCGGCACCAACAGCAGAGGCAACAGCACCTACGACATCAGCATCACCGTGAACGGATCGCCCGGCCAGGATGTGGACGAGCTGGCGACAGCGGTCGCAGAGCGGCTGTCCTTTGAGATCCAGCGGAGGGAGGCTGCACTGGCATGAACGGATACTTTGTTTTTGACGATATAGACACAAGAGACTACGACGTGATCATCCTGGGCGGCGAAACTTTCAGAGCGCCGGAGAGAGACGTCGACGTCATTGAGATACCAGGAAGGAACGGAACGCTGACGCTGGACAACGGAAGATACATCAACGTCCCGATCAAGTACCAGGGGTTCATGTGGGGCAACTTCGCTCCCGACTTCGGAGCGTTCAAGGCAGCGATGCTGTCAAAGCTCGGATACCTGGTACTCCGGGACAGCTATCACTCGGACGGCTTCCGGCTGGCAAGATTTGCAGAAGGCTTTGAACCACAGCAGGGCGTGCAGAACCAGTCCGGGGCCTTTGAAATACTTTTTGACTGCTATCCTCAGTTCTACCTTGACAGCGGCCAGAGCTACACCACCGTCGCAAACAACGGCACGATCAGCAACCCGACGAAGTTCAATGCTCTCCCGCTGATCCAGATCGCCTTCTCCTCCACAACGAGGAACGGAACGGTGACGGTGAACGGAAGGACGATAACCATCACCGGCGCGGAAGGAACTCCTCTGTACATCGACTGCGAGACGCAGAACGCATACAGAATATCCTCCAACGTGAAGCTGAGCCAGAACGGAAAGATCACTCTGGACAGTGACTTCCCCTTCCTGAAGCCGGGGAGCAATACGGTGGCATACACCGGAAACATCTCCAGCGTACAGATCATGCCGAGGTGGTGGACGCTATGACCCCTGCACTGTTTGCAGACGGACTGACCACCGCCCCGGCCTCCGGATCTATCGGGATAGGAAGGCTTTCAGACTGTATCTCCTGCAAGGTAGAGCGGGAAATCAACGGGATGTACGAACTGACCATGCAGTATCCTCGGAGCGGTCAGTTCTACGACTCCATCGCGCTCCGGTCACTCCTGCTGGTTGAGCCTGATCAGATAACCGGCCCGCAACTGTTCCGGGTGTACCGGATAGGCAAGCCCATGAAGGGCATCGTAACAATAAACGCCCGCCACATCTCCTATGACATGGCGGGCTATGTTGTTGAACCGTTCACGGCGCTGTCCATAGCAACGGCGTTGAGCGGCATCACAGACCACGCCACGCCAGAGTGCCCGTTCTCGTTTTCCACGACCAGGGACACTGCTGCTACGTTCAACGTGAGGCACCCGGATGCCATCTGGTCGCTCATGGCCGGGCAGGAAGGCTCCCTGCTGGATGTATTCGGCGGCGAGTACGACTTCGATAACTTCTCCGTCACGCTGGAGAACCATCTCGGAACAGACCGGGGCGTGACCATCCGCTACGGAAAGAACCTCAAGGACCTGAAGCAGGAGGAGAACTGTGCGGCGGTCTATACCGATGTATTTCCATACTACTACGACATCACGAACGGCATCCTCGTGACCCTGCCGGAGAAGACGATAGAGGTCGGCGTGACCACGGCCTACGACCGGGTGCTCTCGCTGGATCTGACGGACAGATTCCAGGAACCGCCGACGGAGGACTCCCTCCGGACTGCGGCGGAGAACTACATCGCCACGAACAACCTCGGCGTCCCGGAGGTCAGCCTCACCGTCAACTTCGTCCCGCTGTGGCAGACAGAGGAATACAAGGATGTCGGCCTACTGGAGTCCGTGCAGCTGGGAGACACCGTGACAGTGCAGTTTCCAGAGCTTGGCGTGGATGCTACCGCGAGAGCCGTGGCGTTCGTCTATGACTGCCTGAAGGAAAGATACGAATCAGTCACACTCGGCAGAGTGAAAACGAGCCTGGCGGCCATCGTGGCGGCTCAGGCAAAGGAAATAGAAGACAAGCCCACCGCCAGCCTGGTCGAGCAGATAAGCACCATGCTGTCGCAGGCCATGATGGGCGTGCACGGGGGAGCTGTGAGACTGGTAGATACGAACGGCGACGGGATGCCGGACGAGCTGTACATAGCAGACTCACCGAACCCGGAGGAGGCCGTCATCGTCTGGCGGTTCAATTACCTGGGCTGGGCGGTATCCCAGAGCGGATACAACGGCGACTATGTCATGGGCGCGACCCTGCAGGACGGCCTGCTGGCAAACTTCGTCACAGCGGCGCACCTGCGAGCCGGCACTATCCAGTCGGCTGACGGCGAGTCGTTCAACTTGGATTTGGACAACGGCATCCTTGAGATGAACGCCCAGTATTTTGCGCTGAACGGGAACAACCTGGACGATTATTTTCACATCTCGTTCGAGGGCGGCTCTCCGGTCGTTCGCATCGGCTCAAGTTCCAACGGCATCGTGCTGAAGCAGATGAGCGACCGCATCTCGTTCTGCGACACCGGCGGAAATGAACTCGCCTATTGGAACAACAACAGCTTCCGACTCACGGAACTGCAGTCCTTCCAGCTGGGCAACCTCGAACTGGTCAGCCAGCCGAACGGCTCTGTGAGCTTCGTCAAGGCATCATCGTAAGGAGGGAGACAAATGGCAACACTCGCGACAAGCGTCAGATGGGGGACAGAGACCCCCGCGATATACTTCGATGTCTCCTACACGGCAAGCCGGAGCGGAGCGAACATGGTCTACACGGTCAACGTAGACTTCCAGGCTCTGACGAACAACTACGGCAGATACTTCGGATACCCCATTTACCTCGACCTCTCTCTGGACGGCGTGGCGAAGGTCACGAAGACCACGGTGAAGAACGCATCACCCGGCAACTGGAGCGCGGGACAGGTCTACTACCACTCCTCCTCGTTCAGCGTGGCCAAGACCACCGGCACGACTTCGCTGGTCATCAAGATCTACTCCGGAGACGGCTCCAGCAGGTCGCAGACGTACACCTACAGCCTCCCGGTATCTCCAGCGGGGTCAGTGCTTTCTCTGCCGTCGTCTGGGTTCACTATCGGGACAAGCGGTAGTATTTCAATCACACGGTACGACAGCTCATTTACAGACACAGTCGCCTATTCCGTCGGCAGTGCGAGTGGCACGATCACGACCATCTCAAGCGGAGGATCTACATCGTTCAGCTGGACACCTGCCGTCACTCTGTACTCGCAGATGGGCGGAGCTACGAGCAAGACCGGCACGATCACCGTCACAACCAAGAGCGGCACGACCACAGTGGGCACGCAGACCTATACATTCACGCTGAATGGCTACGCACCGTCCACGCTGACCTTGCCGTCTTCGTTCACGGTTGGAACAGCCGGAACAATTCAAATCACGAGGAACAACACATCATTTTATGATTCTATTGTTTATCGAGTTGGAACAGCAGAGGCAACGATTCGCGACATTTCCTCTGGCGGCTCTACCTCGTTCTCGTGGACACCGCCCGCTTCTCTGTACTTGCAGATGGTGGGAAAGAGTTCAATAACCGGATATATAGACATATGGACGAGGACATCAAGCAACGGGACAACGGTAGGGGCGAGGACTTACACGTTCACTCTTTACGCCGCGTCCGTGTACAATCCGCCGACCCTTTCGTTGTCCTACCAAAGAGGCACGGGGACGGGCAGTGGTTTTGTGGCTTCGGACAACGGGCCGAACATTAAGGTTACGGCTCCCATCACCACCTACGGTGGTCAGACCTCAACGTACACGCTCAAATTGGATGGCGTTCAGAAGGACAGCTACGCAGGCTTCACATCCGGCACAAGAGTGACCTATATCGAGAACGTATCAACGCAGTCATCTCACACGCTCGTGGCAAATCTCGTTGACACTCTCGGAATGACGGCAACTTATACTACCTTTGTCTCTCCGGAAGCCGTGCCGATGAATATCAATGTGGATTTGCCCGCCGTCGCGTTCGGGCAGTTGGCGGAAGTGATAAAAGGCGTGACGATCGCCCCGGATTGGTATATGTACAACAACGGAGTCCCTATGCAGTGGGGGAGCCAGACATCTTTGCCGAATGTCCCGACTTCAGAGCCATACGGGCGGTGGCTTGGCTTCACAATCAATACCGCCAAATATTATTTGTATGTTGGCTCGTCAAATGTCCTGTGGGTAGGAACTGACCTCAACGGAACAGGAACAATCACTTGGATAAAGACAGCTATATCTCAAGCCCTTGACCTTGGTTCAGGAGATCTGAACAACTACACGAGCTTTGGGTGCTACACGCAGAAGTGGAGTGCCAACGCTACTACGGCAAGGAACTATCCCGTTACTTTAGCCGGATACCTTGAGGTTATTCCTCTTTCAGACAATGCCTATGTCTTACAACGATACACCGCATATGATTCAAGCAGTATTTGGATTCGTGACTACTATAACGGAGCGTGGTCAGCGTGGAACTGTGTGTTTGGGTTAAAGCAACTTGTGAACGAAGACCTTAACAGCGTTACAAATGCCGGTCACTACTATCAAGCACAGGGGAGCAGAGCGACTACGGCAAACCATTATCCACAGGCCGGGGCGGCAGGATTTATGGAGATTATAAAGGCAACTGATAATTTCTTTATGCAGAGATACACGCTGTACGACGGCACGAAAACGTGGGTGCGGACATACGTCAGCGCATGGAACGCATGGACACAACTATAAAGGGGGCGAGTATATGAACAGCGCAGTCATAGCCGCCCTCATCAGCGGAGCGGCGACCATCTTGGTGACCATCATCACCGTCATCTCAACCAACGCGAAGACCAGGAGCGAGATCACCACCAAGCTGGCGGTCCAGGAACAGAAGATCACAACAATGACCGATGAGGTCAAAAGGCACAATGATTTCGCATCACGCATCCCGGTGATAGAGGAAAGGGTAAACTCCCTCGATCACCGATTGACAGAACTTGAGAGGGGGCGGTAACAATGGTAAAGATTAACGGGAACAGGATCTCCATGACGAGGGGAGACACCATGCAGGCGCAGGTGGAGATCTTCGACGCCTCCGGAGATCCCTATGAGGTGCAGGAGGGCGACCGCATCCGCTTCGCTATGAAGAGCATGAACAAGGACAGCTGCGGCCAGATCCTGCTGTACAAGGAGATCCCCAACAGCACCCTCGTCGTCACGCTCCAGCCGGAAGACACGGAGAACCTTCCGCTCGGAGAGTACGGGTACGACATCGAGCTGACCAAGGCCAACGGCGTGGTGGACACCTTCATCGCGGAGGCCAAGATAGAGCTGCGCTGGGAGGCTGATTAATGGACGGCAAGTTAACTGGCAGACTTTCAGCAGTGGGTGGTCTTAAGGGTACTCTCTCTCCTGTCGGCGGTTTGAGAGGAACACTTTCCCTTGGCTCCGGCACGGCAGTACCCTACACCGGCGAGTACGAAGTCACCCCGAAGGCACATCAGGATCAGGTCCTGCCGACCAACGGCCTGCTGATGCTGAACGATGTCACGGTCTTTGAGGTGCCGTACTACGAAACCAGTAACCTTTTTGACGGCTTAACCGCCTACATTGCTTCGGAGGTATAACAATGGCTAACAATCAGTACATCAACAAAGTAATCTTCGGCGGCTCTACTCTTATCGACCTTACCGGCGATACCGTAGACGCCGCGCATCTTCTCTCCGGTTCTACCGCTCACGATAAGAGCGGCGCGACCATCACCGGCACTTGCACTTACGATTCTGACACTAGCGACGATACCGCTGCCGCGTCTGAAATCCTCGCCGGGAAGACCGCCCACGCACGCGGGGCAGAACTCACAGGCACGATGCCGAATAACGGCGCGGTGACCGGCACTATCAGCACCAAGTCACAGCAGTACACAATCGCCGCCGGTTATCACGACGGGTCGGGCAAAGTTTCCATCGCCAGCGCGGAGCAGAACAAGATTATCGCCGGGAACATCAAAAGCGGCGTGGAGATCCTCGGAGTTACCGGCACATATTCGGGCGAAAGCATCAGCGCCACGGCGGTCAACATCACGCCGTCCACCTCGGCGCAGACCATTCTGCCGCCGACGGGATACGACTACATCTCACAGGCGAATGTTGCGGCAATTTCGTATGTGGAAACCGACAATTCCGCTGGAGGAAAAACGGCGACGATTGCGGGGTGATTTGAATGGCTTCAAATCCCTATGTAAACAAGGTTGTATATGGAAATTCAACCCTGATTGACTTGTCACAGGATACCGCCACGCAAGCAGATGTCGCACAGGGGAAGTATTTCCACTTGCCCACAGGCGAACGGGTGCAAGGTACTGCATCAGGCGGCGGTGGTACTGGCGGTATCACCCAAGACCAAGACGGCTACCTTGTCCTGTCCCCAGACGGGGGCGGTGGTGGCGGTGGTGTAGGCATCCCCGTGTTTACGGCAAGATATGACTCAAATTCTGACCTTGAATCATTTTCTTGCAGTATGACCTATGCGGAAACATTGGCTTACTTTGACGGAGGAAATCAGGGTTCTGCAAAATTTATAGAATTTGACGAAGACGAAGAAAACCCCGGAGAATATTTTGAGTATAGCAATGCTTGCGCAATGGATATAGACGATTGGGAAGCACAAACCCCAAACATAATATGCAGAACAGTTGATGCCTATGGTTTTCCTGTCGCAGAATTTACATACTATCCGAATGGAACGCTTTCCACCCCGGACACCGCAGACATTTACGAGTTTCCGACATTAACGCAAAATGGGAACTACTATCCAACGCAAGGGAAAGTGTATTCGGGTGTGTATGTTAATGTAACAGGCGCAAGTGACCCCAATTTTAAGGCTGTGATTGCGAGGACGAGTGCTACACCAACTCTGCCAAGCGATTTGACAACAATTGGAGCGTATGCGTTTTATAGTTATGATACACTTGCAATTACTGCTTTGCCAAGTTCTGTAACATCAATAGGAATGTTTGCGTTTTACGGCTGTCACAACTTGGCATTGACAACATTGCCAAGCACTATAACATCAATAGGTACATCTGCATTTCAAGATTGTGAAAATTTGACAACAATAACTTGCAACGGAATTATAACAAACCTTGGCAGTAAATGTTTTAATGGTTCGTCTTCACATCCAATGTCATTGCAAACGGCTCACTTCCCTTATTTAGCAACAGCGAGTAATTTTCCACAGGCTTTTGGTTCTCCAAGTGCTTCGACTGCTTGTAAGCAATTAACATTGCTTGATATTGGGTCTCCTAACGGAATTGCTGCCGGAGCATTTAATTATTGCAGTAAGTTGCAAACACTAATAATACGGCGAACATCTGTTTGTTCACTTGCTAATGTTAGTGCTTTTGGATACACTCCGTTCCGTGGAGAAGGTGGGTTAACTGGAACTGTATATGTGCCGTCATCGTTAATTTCTTCGTATCAAACGGCGACAAACTGGAAAACACTATATGATGCCGGTACACTAACATTTTCTGCTATTGAAAATAGCATATATGAATTGTAAGGGGGCGAGTAAATGTCAGATACATTAGAAATCTTCGGTCAGGAATGGACAGGAGTAACAGGCTTCAAAGCCACAGACGATAATGACCTTATCAAGACTTTCATTCGCCCACAGGGGGCAGTATCCATCACAGCCAACGGAACGGGGATAGATGTAAGTCAGTACGCTTCGGCTGATGTAGCCGTGCCGGAAACCAACTTTGTTGTTACTGTTTCGTGGAACAGCACAACGCAGAGGTGGGAGCCGAATAAGACTTTTTCCGAAATACAGACCGCCTACAATGCCGGGAAGACAATAGCAGTAGTTTCAAGCGAACAATCTGGGGACAGTGCGGTTGACGGCGAATACCACACGGGAACAAATCCATATTTTGAATACTGGGTTCGCAAGTATATGGACGGGTATAGCCCTCAAACGATAAGGGAGACAGGGTATCATCTCACATCAACAGGGATTAACACAGAGGACGATATAAACTATATTCGCCCAACAGGCAACCTTGCTATCACGCAGAACGGCAACAACATAGATGTCGCCAATTACAGCACCGTCTCCGTCAATGTCAGCGGTTCAAGCAAGAACGCACAGGCGGTGACATCCACAACCCGTGTGACTTCCACTTCCCTGACTGCTTGTAGTGGTACGATAACAGTTGCCAAGACGGGAACATACGATGTCTACTGGTCAACCCACAGAACATCCACTTCAGGTTCGTGGTCATCCCGTCTGTACGTCAACAACACAGCAAGCGGAACAGAACAGACAAGCGGATGGAGCAACCACGTCCAGCCGATACATCTTACCAATGTTTCGTTGACAGCCGGACAGACCATCAGAGTGTACGCAAAGAGCAGGGGCAGTAACTACTATGCCTATGTTCCGCTGCTGGCCATCATTGAATCGTGAGGTGCGTATGAGCAATAAAGCGTTTGACATCATCAGACTGATCGGCGAATTGATTTTGCCGTCGCTGGCGACCTGTTACGCGGCCCTGGGAGCGATCTGGGGCTGGCCATACATAGAGGCCGTGGTCGGCTCTGCCGCCGCTGTGACGGCCTGCATCGGGGCTATCGTCAACGGCCTGCGGAAAGCCTACAGCAAGAAGGAGGAGAACAATGAAGAAGATATATCTGAGTCCGAGTAACCAGACCGGCAACAAGTTCATCACCGGCAGCACGAGCGAGGGGGCCGTCTGGTACGATATTGCGGTCCGGCTCCAGAAACTGCTCGGCGAGTACAACTGCGAAACAAAGCTCTCCAAGCCTTCCCAGACGCTCGGCGTACGAGCCGGCGAGGCGAAGGCGTGGGGAGCTGATGTTTACATCGCGATGCATTCCAACGCCGCCGGAACGGCGAACAAGGGGGCGCACGGTGTGGAGGTCTACTACGACTCGAACAAGGGCGCGAAGACGAAACAGCTCGCGCAGGATGTCCTGGATCAGCTGAAGACGCTCTTCACGAGCAGAGGCCTGAAGACATCCAGCAAGCTCATTGACTGCTACAAACCCGCCATGCCATCCATCATCGGCGAGTGCGGATTCCATGACAACAAGGCAGACGCGTTGTTAATTCTGAACAACAAGGACAAGATCGCACAGCTGTACTGCAACGCGCTCGTGAAGTACCTGGGCCTGACGAAGAAGAGCGCACCCGCTCCGGAGCCGGAGAAGCCTGCCGCCGAAGTGATCCTCACCGCCGGCGCGGAGCTGGAGCTGTCCAAAGAGCCGCTCTACGTCTCCGCCTCCGCCGCCGTGAGATCCAGCACGATCTCCGGCAAGTATTTCTTCTGGGGCGGTTCCGTGGTGAACGGAAGAATCCGCATCACGAACAGCAAGAGCCGCGTGGGGATCTCCGGACAGGTCACCGGTTGGATCAACGTCCCGCAGGTGATCGTGATGTACAAGGTCAAGGCAGGGGACACCCTGGGCAAGATCGCGACGGCGTACCACATCACGCTGAAGGAGCTGCTGGCGGCGAATCCGCAGATCAAGAACCCAGACGTGATCCACGTCGGGGAGCTTATCAAGATCCCGGTGAAATAAGATCCAACGCTTCCAACGCCTTGGATGTGTTGGGATCACTGCACACGAAATTGCACACGCGAGGCTTGAAACCCGCATAAAATAAGGATTTTAGTTGGGTTCAAGTCCCATCTCTCGCACCATATAGGAAAAACCCGCAGGCCATAACGGTTTGCGGGCTTTTTTCTTTGCTTGGAACGGGTTACAGACCGCCACTTTTGACGGAATACCGACAAATCTGTCGCCTACACAGCCAACCCTGTCGGTTCACTGCACACGAAATCGCACACGAAAATCCCATTTTTACGGCGTTTCAAAATGAGAAAAGAAGGAGCGCAGCTGCTCCACTGCCGCCGTCATCTGCCCGGAGGACAGGTGGGTGTAGATTTTCTGCATCGCGTTCACGTCTCCCCAGCCGCCGAGACGAGCGGCCTCAAGGACTGGCACCTGCCTTTCCCAGCATAGGGAGGCGAACGAGTGCCGGAGACCGTGCACGCCGACTTCCGGGAGGCCTTCCCTGCGGCAGATCCGGTTCACCTGATTGTATACGGAGTTCGGGTGGCCCTTCATGACGCGGCCTGTCTTGTCCTCCACCTTCCGGAGGGCATCGGTGAGCTGCGGGATCAGGATGGGCACGTCACGCGTGCTGGATTTCGTCTTGTTAGTCTTCTTCTCTACGAGGCCGTCCGTGCCAATGACCACCGACCGCCGGACGTGGATGATCTCGTTCGTTAGGTCTATGTCCTTCCAGTCGAGCGCAGCTATCTCTGACCGCCGGAGGGAGCACAGGGCGAGCAGGGCGGGGATTTCACACCGTTCCCCTTGCACTGCCCTACAGAACTGCAAAACCTCCGCAGAGGTCAGCCAGGGACGCGAGGCGGCGGGCACGGCGGGAAGGTTCACTCCCTCAAAGTCCCTGCCGTATTCCTTCAGCGCGGAGGAGACGAGGCCCCAGGCGTTCCGCACAGTCTTCGGGGAGACGAGCTTCGCCTCATCCGAGACCATGCGCTGGAGGGTTCTTCTGTCCAGATCCGAGAGCTTCCGGCCCATGTACGCGGAGAAGCGGTTCTCGCGGTAGGATCTGTACGCCTTCACAGTCGCCGGAGAAAGCACCGGCTCCCTCAAATCAATATAGTCATCTACCACGGCCCCCAGAGTTAAGTTCTGGGGGCTTTTTCTTGTATGCCCATCTCTCAACAGGAGGGCCTGTGATATGGCCTCCTGCGGGCTGTCAGCGGTCACAGAGCGGCGCACGCCGTCCACGGTGACCTGACAACGCCAGGAACCGGACGGCAGCTCTATGGCCTTCGGGTACTTTTTCTTCATCGGTAGTCCTCCAGCCGGATCAGCCGACCGCGATTCCCTTTTTATAGGGAGCGAGCAGACCGTCCACGGCTTCCTGGATCGGACGCGGCGCGTCAAGGTATGCGTCCACCATCTTCGGCGTGGCGGAGGAGGAGAAACCGGCGAGCACGTTCGGCTCGCAGTCTAGAGCCTCGCAGATCCGGAAGAACATCGGCAGGCGCGGCTGGATCTTCCCGGTCGTCCAGTCGGAGACGGTTGCACGAGAGACACCGAGGATGGCACCGAGTTCAGCTTTTGACATATCCGCGCGGTCAATCTGCCGGGCGAGATTCCTGGCAAAAATGGCGGCGTATTCCTGTTCAGTCTTCATCTTCATGTCCTCCAAGCGTAAGGTGTGGCCTTATTTTATGGGCTGAAAGCGAAAAGTTTTTGACTAAACTGTAAATTAATTATTGACAAGTGCAAGTTGTAGCCTTACAATGACAGCGTAAAACTTGCAGAGGAGGTGAACACATGACGATGGATCTGAAGACAGCCAGAGTGGCGGCGAAGATGACGCAAGCGGAAGCAGCCGCCAAGCTGGGGACGACCACGGC